CCCCACCCCCCTGTTCTTCAAGAGCATTTGTACCCGAAAACCACCAGTACAGTCCAAGCTGGTCCTATGTCTGGCCAACCTAAACCAGAACTATGACGAATCAGTCCAAGTCTAAAAAGAAGCTTGTAGGGGATTTGAAACCTAGGCTTCACAGCCCTTGGCTTAAGGGCAAATCCAGAGTTGATGAAGTAGCACAATTCGCTGAGAAGATTGGTCAGCCATTATTGGCATGGCAACACTTAATCCTCAAAGATATGCTAACTGTTGATAAAAATAACATGTTTATTAAACGCAGCATACTTTTGTTAATCGCTAGGCAGTCAGGAAAGTCTCATTTAGCGCGTATGCGTGTTTTGGCAGGATTGTTCTGCTTTGGTGAGAAAGATATTTTGATCATGTCATCTAATCGAGCAATGGCTCTAAAATCCTTCAACATCATGGTGGACATCATTGAACGCAACGATTGGCTTCGATGCCAGTTAAAAGGCGGCGATATTAAGAAAGGCGTTTATCGCACCAATGGTCAAGAGCGCATTATCTTAGAATCAGGCGGACAGATAGAAGTTGTTGCAGCTACATCCGATGGAGCGCGTGGTCGGTCTGCTGACCTTCTATGGATCGATGAACTTCGAGAAGTATCAGAAGTGGCGATGGATGCTTCAAAGAGCGTTACATTGACCAGAGCCAACTCCCAGCGCATATTCACATCCAATGCTGGTGATGCGTTTAGTAAAGTGCTTAATGACTTGCACGAACAATGTCTCAATTATCCACCGAAGTCTCTCGGGTTCTACGAATACAGCGCACCACCCTTTTGCGACATTTGGGATCGTAAAGCGTGGGCAATGGCCAATCCGAGCCTGGGATATTTGATATCGGAGGAAGCCATCGAGGAGACGATTGCAACTTCAACAATCGAAGCTGCAAGAACGGAAAGTTTGTGTCAATGGGTTTCGTCATTGTCCTCACCTTGGACTCCAAATTCATGGGAAGATATCTGTGATCGATCAATGGAGATGTTCCCAGGGCCTTTAACTATGTTCGCCTTTGATATTGATATGAGCCGCAGAAATGCAGCTCTTATGGCTGGACAAATACTTCCAGATGGCAGAATCGGCGTTGCGCTAGTCCAAACATGGGAATCCAACATTTCTGTAGATGAATTGAAGATTGCAGCCGATATTAAGGCTTGGTGTGATCAGTACAAACCCAGAGTAGTTTTGTACGATCGTTACACAACTCTCGCAGTCGCTGAAAGGCTTCAGAACGCAGGAGTTATGGTAGAAACCATTGTCGGAGCTGAGTTCTATGCTGCATGTTCGACTCTTAAGGACTCGATTGACAATCGCAGAGTTGTTCACGCAGGACAACAAATCTTGGACGACCAGATGAATAACTGCGGAGCAAAATCCACAGACTCATCTTGGCGCATCATTCGCAAAGCTAGCGCTGGCCCAGTAGTGGGCCCGATATCACTTGCAATGTTGGTGAGCCGATTATCTCAACCGCAATCTAAACCACAGATAGTTGCCTAGACACAAAGTAACTAAATTGTCAAGAATTAGACAAAGTATGGTAAGATGTCTATATGGGTATTTTCTCGCGCAATAAGCCAGAACCAAAATCTTCTATATTAGCCCAATACGCCCCACAGATTATGGGCGATAGTCAAACTCTTTACAATTATGGATTTGTCAATGTTCACCGCAATGCCGCAATGTCAGTTCCTACTGTTGCTCGATGTCGCAATCTAATTGCAGGAACTATTGCTTCTCTGCCTTTAGAGCTTTATCGCAAAACAACAGGCGAAGAACTTGGATCACCGCTGTGGTTAGAACAACCATCTAAATCACAACCACGCGCCGTAACTATTAGCTGGACTGTTGATTCATTGCTTATGTATGGCTTAGCATATTGGCGCGTTACGGAATTATATGCAGATGATGGACGTCCAGCCAGGTTTGAATGGATTGCCAATACTCGCGTGACATTTGATTTAGATATTCATAATGTCTATGTCACAAATTATTATGTAGATGGGTCATCTGTTCCAATGGAAGGCTTAGGAAGTTTAGTCACATTCCAAGCGCTTGACGAAGGTATTTTGTCTCGCGGAGCGCGAACAATCCAATCAGCGATTGACATTGATAAGGCATCATCCATCGCGGCACAAACTCCACAACCAGGTGGCTTCATCAAGAACTCAGGGGCTGACCTTGATCCTAAAGAAGTTCAAGGATTATTAGCCGCATGGAAATCTGCTCGTCAAAATCGTGCAACTGCCTATTTGACAAGCACTCTTGATTACACGCCAGTTTCATTCTCACCCAAAGACATGATGTATGACGAAGCAAAACAATTCATGGCTACTGAAATTGCAAGAATGTGCAATGTTCCTGCAATATATGTTTCAGCGGACATGAATTCCAGTTATACCTACAGTAATTTGTTAGATTCTAGGAAAGATTTCGTCTCGTACTCTTTACAGCCATTCATTTCGGCGATTGAAGATCGTCTATCTATGGACGACATTACAGCGCGTGGCAATGTAGTTAAATTTGCAATCAACGACACATTCCTACGTCAAGACCCATTACAAGAATTATTAGTTATCGAAAAACTGCTTTCACTTGGACTCATCACAGTAGAACAAGCGATGGAAATGACAGATCAAACACCTAACGGAAATGAGGGGATGACATCTTGAAGATTACCTTCGATGCAGCCTTCGCTGCTGATGTTCAGGCATCAAGCGAAACTAGACAAATCAGCGGAAAGATTGTTCCTCTCGGAACTGAAACAGGTAACACATCCGCTGGCCCAGTAGTATTTGAGCGCGGATCAATCGAGATTCCAGAACCAAAGACTGTGCGACTTCTTGATGCGCATAATGTCAAGGCCCCATTAGGCCGCGCTCAATCTTTTACAGAAACAGATGATGCGATTTTTGCATCGTTTAAGATAAGCAATTCATCACGCGGAACAGATGCTCTCATCCTTGCAAGCGAAGGATTACAAGCTGGACTTTCAGTAGGCGTTGAAGTACTAAAGTCATCAATTCAAAAAGGTGTTATCCATGTCACCGCAGCAAAACTCATGGAAGTAAGTTTAGTAACAGAGCCAGCGTTTAAGTCTGCTCAAGTTACTGATATCGCAGCAGAGGAAACTGAACAAGTAGCCGAAGCAGCAACAGAAACCCAACCATCAAACGAAAGCGAGACAGCTGTGGAGAATACTCCAGAGACAGTTGCAGCACCAGAAGTGGAAGCAGCAGCGGTTGAAGCTGCTCGTCCAACTGTTACTGCAATGGCATATACAACTCCAAGAATTGAAGTTACAAAGCGTAACTACTTGGAAAACACAATCAAGGCAAACCTAAATGGCGATGATGAAGCTCGTCAATGGCTACGCGCTGCTGACAATGACCAATCAACAGGCGCAGGATTTATTCCAACACCACAAAGCACACAACTTCTTAACTTCCTTTCTAACGCAGATCGCCCAGTAATTGATTCAATCACTCGTGGAACAATGCCAGAATTTGGAAAAACATTTGAACTTCCAAAGATTACTGAAGTTCCTCTAGTTGATCAGATTGATGAAAATGGTGCAGTTACAGAATCACAACTTGAAGCATCATATATCACAGTTACAAAGAAGTCTTTCAAGGGTCGTGCAATCACAACTCTCGAATTGCTAACAAATTCAACACCTGCTTTCCTAGATGAGCTTCTAGTTCAGATGGAGTTTGCTTACGCAAAAGACACAGAAACATATGTAACAGGTGAGATTGCTAACAATGGAACTCTTAACGCAACAGCGCAAGCTAACTCAGCTGATGGATTGCTTAAGTACATTTCAAGCGCAGCTGCTGCTGTTTATTCAGCGTCACTTGGCTTTGCTCGCAACATTGTTGTGACACCTGGCCAATGGGCTAACATCATGTCATACAACGATCAAGGACGACCAATTTACATTGCGGCAAATCCTCAAAATGCGGGCGGTGCGCTTTCACCTCTCAGTGTTCGTGGTTCAGTTGCAGGTCTAGACCTTCGCGTATCTCGTTACATGACATCATCTGCACCAGCAGGTACAGGCGATTACTCAATGCTTGTTGTAAATCCAGATGCTTACACATGGTACGAGGGTGCTCGTCAGCAACTTCGCACTAACATCAACTCAGACGGAACAGTAGACATTCTGCTATTCGGTCAGGGAGCACTTGCCACCAAGCTAGGTGCAGGCGCAAACTGGTTTAACCTAACCTGATAGAAACACCCTAAGTCGCTGGGAGTGGGGCGCAGCCCTTGCTCCACTCCCAGTCTTTAGAAAGGATTGCAAATGGCATTGACAACAGTTTCAGAACTCCGCACAACTCTCGGAGTCGGTACGTTGTACACAGATGCCGTTTTGCAGGAAGTGTGTGACGCCGCAGATGCAGTTTTACTTCCTATGTTATGGACTCCTACTTACTTCACAGTAGCTCATGGCAACATTGTCGGTACAGGAACTTTATACTTTGACATTCCTGTTAAAGAAATCTTTTATGTAGGTCAAACTGTTACTATTGCTAACTCAGGTTCTGCCTATGCAGGCAGCAAAGTCCTAACAGCAGTTGGCGATTATTCTATTAGCATGGCTACAAATCACAGCACAGTACAACCTAAACATGCTATTGCACCTTTTGGAACAGTTGCTTCAAGAACTTACACAGACTGGACAACAGACACAGCAGTCCAAAATGCAGCTCTCATGATTTCAGTTGAAATCTGGCAGGCTCGCACCACAACACTCAATGGTGCTAACACAATCGACTTTCAGCCATCGCCTTATCGCATGTCTGCACAGCTCCTAGCAAAAGTGAGAGGGCTTATTGCTCACGCCCTTGATCCACGTTCGATGGTCGGATAATGCCAGTTGCTCTTACTACTCTTAGAACCACGATTGCGACTGCTTTAGTCGATAACTCAAAGTGGCAGGTTTTTGCATTCCCACCAGCCACAGTTCTTGCCAACTCAGTAATTGTTTCGCCCTCTGATCCTTATCTTGAGCCAAACAACAATCAGCACGCCACGATTGCACCAACAGCTAACTTTAAGATAATCATCACAGTACCTTTGTTCGATAACGAAGGAAACCTTAATGGAATTGAAGATGCCTTAGTTGGCGTGTTCAACAAACTCGCAGCATCCACCTTGACATATAATGTGGGAGCAATAAGCCAGCCAAGCGTTCTTAACGCGGCATCTGGTGACTTGCTTACCTGTGAGATGTCATTATCCGTTCTAACTACTTGGAGCTAAACCATGACCGATATGGAACAATGGGAAAAAGATAACGAAGCATTCCTGGCTAAAATCGGTCAGGTAAAGCAAGCAGCACCAAAGCCAACATCTACTAAGAAAGACGAGGAATAATCCTAATGGCTGTATTTCTAAACAACAACGTCGGCGTTAAGATTAACACTGTTGATCTTAGTGACCATGTAACATCAGTGACAATTAACCGCGTATTCGATGAACTCGAAGTAACAGCGATGGGTGACACAGCTCACAAGTTCGTAAAAGGCTTAGAAGCATCAACTGTCACAATCGACTTCTTAAACGACACAGCAACAGCAAGCGTTCTTCCAACACTTCAAGCTGCATGGGGAACAACAGTCACAGCTGTATTCCTACAGACAAAAGGAACAGCAGTATCTGCTACAAACCCACTTTACACAGTTTCATTGCTTATCAATAACACAACAGACATCAATGGTGCTGTTGGCGATATGGGTATGCAATCAATTACATTTACTGCTAACTCAACAGTTGCAGTAGCCACAACAGGTACTTTCTAAACAACTAAACTAAGGGGCAAATCATGGCAAAGTTAAAAGTAACAAGGGCAGATGGATCAGTTGGGGAATACCCAATCACTCCATTGGTGCAGTATGGTTTTGAGATTTACGCTAAGAAGGGCTTTCACAAAGCGTTTATCGAAGATCAGAAGCAAAGCGATATCTTCTGGCTAGCCTGGGAATGTATCCGCCGTTCGGGTGAAACTGTTAAGCCATTTGGAGAGCAATTCATTGAAACCTTGACAGTAGTCGAGGTCTTAGATGATGACCCTTTGGCTTAGGGCGCGACTCGATCACCTATCTGATTGCTAAATTAAGTGTCAGACTCGGGATCGCGCCACAACAATTATTAGAGCTAGATGAAGTAATGCTAA